TGTAAAGACGTCGTTGGTGGTATAAAGAATGTATATATGCTCACTTATAAAGATTTAGCGGCAGTTCCTGCCATTGAAACTAGAACAGGTGAGGAGATAACAGACTTTGGAGCTGACGATGATTGGTATAAGTATGAAGTAAAAGGAGCTTCGTCTTTCACACAAAACATTACATCTAATAGAGAAAACGGAACTACGTTTTTTGAGCAAGTTGTAGAGCTTACGTTCAAGAAACTTACCTATCAAGACCATGACAGGGTTTATAGGATAGCAGCGGGTAGACCACATGTAGTTGTTGAAGACTACAATGGGAACTATTTTTTAGTAGGAGAAGAGCATGGTTGCGACGCGACAGGAGGAACTGTTGTAACAGGAGCAGCTATGGGCGATTTAACAGGTTATACGCTTACCTTAACCGGTATGGAGCGAAGACCTGCTAACTTCCTTTCAGGTAGTGCGATAACAAAAGTAATATCTTAAAAACATAAATTATGGCATGTACAATAGGCTCAGGAAGAACAGAACCATGTAAGGACGTAGTAGGTGGCTTGAAAGCTGTTTACATTTTAAACTTTGAAACGGCAGATTATAGTGTTTCGGAAAACTCTGCTGATTCGGCTTTAAACGTCGCTAGACTCGACAATGTTGGTACAGACGCGTCAAACGAGGCTCAAGCTTACAAATACGAATTAAAAGGAGCTTCATCTTATACAGAAAATATTCAAGCTTCAAGAGAGAACGGAACACTTGCTTTTGAGCAAGTGCTCGAACTTCAATTAAAGAAACTTACAAAGCAATCTCATAAAGAGCTAAAAGCGCTTTCTTTTGGTAGACCTCATGTGATTATAGAGGATTACAATGGAAATTTATTTTTAGCAGGTAGAGAACACGGAATGGAAGTAACAGGCGGTACAATCGTAACAGGTACTGCGATGTCTGATATGAGTGGATACACTTTAACTTTAACAGGTATGGAAAGAAAACCTGCTCAGTTCTTGACTGCGGGTGATGATGTAGCGGATACATTATCAGATGCTCACGTTACTGTGGATGGAGATGTAGATTCAGAATTTGGAGATACTGATTTACCATAACGATTTTCTTTAACATAGAAAAGGGGAGTTTTGCTCCCCTTTTTTTATTTAAAACAAAAACCACTTAATTTAGTTATCTTAATGATGATAAAATTAAGACCTATATCAGGAGAGCAAACTTTCTCTATTATACCTTCCTTTTTTAACACGACTACATTAGGTTCAGCTACTGTTGTATTAAAGGAAACCGGAACAAATCAATCTGATGGCTCCGCAACATTTACTGTTGCGTTGTCTAGTAATGAAAATTATGTAGAGGTAAGCTTAACTCCTTCAATCACGTTTAAGGAGGGTCAGATTTATTTCTTTGAATTGAAGTCTGTTTCTGATGTATATTATAGAGATTTAATTTATATTACAGCAAACGTAAATAAGAATGAGGTTTTCACACTTCCTGATAATTACAATCAGTACGATGATGGTGATGACAAATATGTAATATTATGACAAACAGCAATTATAAAAATAACCTCAAGGTTGTAAACCTTAGCGGTTATCAATCACCTGAAGTTGTCGAGGTACACAACAAAGAATGGGTATTGTATTTGTGTGGCGACGACAATAAAGATTACTTTGAAAGTCTTATAGAAAAATATTTAGGAAGTCCGACTAACGCTAGATGTATCAATGGTATTTCTGATATGATTTACGGCAGAGGTTTGGATGCTACTGATAGCGCAGAAAGACCTGAGATGTATGCAAAGATGAAGTTGTTATTACAGCCTAGAGAAATGAGAAGGTTGGTTAATGACTACAAATTATTAGGTCAAGGGGCTTTACAACTTGTATATAATAAAAACAAAACTGCTATTGTAAAGGTGCTTCATTTTCCTATGGAGACGCTAAGAGCAGAAAAGGCTATAGATGGTAGAATCAAAGCATACTACTATCATCCAAAGTGGTCAGAAATAAAAAGAAACGAAAAGCCTAAAAGAATACCAACTTTTGGTAATGGGACTAAATCAGAACAAATAGAACTGTTTGTAATTAAGCCGTACAAATCAGGCTTCTACTACTATTCTCCGACAGACTACAATGGGTGTTTACAGTATTGTGAGTTAGAAGAGGAAGTAGCGAACTATCACATAAACAATATTCAACAAGGTCTTCAACCTTCCTTAATGGTGAACTTCAATAATGGTATTCCTAACGAGGAAACCCAAGAACTTATAGAGCGAAGAATCTATGAAAAGTTTAGCGGAAGCACCAATGCGGGTAAATTTATTCTCACCTTTAATGAGTCTGCTGAAGACCAAGCAACCATAGAACCAATTACAATACCCGATGTTCATGCACAATATCAGTTTTTAGCTGATGAGAGTAGAGAGAAAATAATGTTGGGTCATGGAATCGTGTCGCCGATACTTTTAGGTATTAAGGATAATACAGGATTTGGGAATAATGCAGAGGAATTAAGAACGGCAAGTATATTGATGGATAATATTGTGATTAGGCCATTTCAACAAGCGTTGATTGATGGTCTTAATGATATACTTATATTTAATAATATACAACTAAACTTGTATTTTGTGACACTACAACCAATAGAGTTCACGGAATTAGACAATATATCTACCAAAGTAAAACGAGAAGAAGAAACAGGAGAGAAACTATCTTCTGATGTATTAAAAGACTTTACCGATGAAGAGGGTGAAGATATGCTATCACAACTTGAAGAGTTGGGAGAGGTTATTTCTGATGAGTGGGAGTTGGTGCATACAGAGAATGTTGGTGAGGACAATGAAGAGTTTGATGTAAGCACTTTGTCTAAAGCCACTAGAAGCGATGCGAAGCCTTCTAAAGAGTCTTCTCAAGACAATGCAGGATATAAAGTAAGATACGCTTATATGCCTGTTAGAAACAATCCTAAAAGCAGAGATTTCTGTAAGAGTATGGAAAAGCTAACTGCAAAGGATATTGTATTTAGAAAAGAAGATATTAATATGATGTCCTTTAGAGGAGTTAATAACAAGTTAGGGCACAAGGGTAGAAATTACTCTCTTTTTAAATACAAGGGCGGAAAAAACTGTCACCATTATTGGGAACGTAGAGTATTTAAGAAACGAAATAGAGTAAGTGAAGACGAGGCATTAAAGGATGGGTATACAGCACCAAGCAACCCAAAGGAAGTGCCGATTAGACCAGTAGATATGCCAAACAATGGGGCTTATCCAACTAAAAGTAATTAATTATGCCACAGAAAGCACTATTTGTAACTATACAAGACATAAAACAGAAGAGTATTATTAGTGGTAATGTAGACCCTGATAAGATTATTCAATTTGTTGAGGTTGCTCAAGACACTCATATACAAAACTATTTAGGCGGAAAGCTATACAGCAAGCTGCAAGAGTTAATTATAGCAAATACACTAGGAGATGCAGGTAATTCAGACTATAAGACATTGGTTGACGACTACGTCAAGCCAATGCTTATTTGGTTCACACAAGCTACTTATATGCCTTTTGCGGCATATCAGGTCGCTAATGGAGGAGTGTACAAGCATAGTAGCGAAAACAGCATAGCTGTAGACCAAGAAGAGTTAAATGCACTCACTAGAAGAGCTCAGGAGACTGCTGAGTTTTACACAAGAAGGTTTATGGATTACATGGATTTCAATAGTTCAAAGTATCCAGAATATTTAGAATCTTCCAATGAGGATATGCATCCAGATAAAGATGTTAATTTTGGGGGTATTTATTTAGGATGAAAAAAAGAGGTAGATATAAACCGAAGCAAGAAAACATAAGAAAGCTATTTGAGTTTTTAAGTAAAATAGAAAAAGATGAGTTACGGAAAGATATACGAGAAGAGTTGGTGGGGAAGCGGAAGCGGAATACAAAATAATGTAGGTTTTGGTAATGCCTACGACTACATTAGAGAGGTAGAGTTTTTAGAGAACCGAGCAGCAGAAGATGGTGGTACTACCGAAGGGTGGTTATGTGCTTCTAATGTATTGAAGAGGTATGTTCATAGTGAAGGGTCTAGGGTTCTTATGGATGCGTATACTACAAGGGTAGAAACGGCAGGAGGAACGGTAGAGGCTAAACAATGTGCTATTAACGAAATAAACGATTTATGAAACTGTATAAAGAAGCAAGTTTAATGATGTTACCTACCTCTGTAAAGGATGGTAAGTTATATAGCATATTCCCACAACCTAAACCATTAAGTGGCGAGTTGGTTACTAATGGAGGTTTTGATACGGATAGTGATTGGGATAAAGGCACGGGTTGGAGTATAGAAGATGGTAAGGCAATACATATTGGTTCAACTGGCAATCTTACAAGTAACGCTTCTTTATCTTTAAATAATATATATAAAATTGTATTTGATATAGTTTCTATAGCTGATGGAGTTTGTAATGTTTATGATAATGGAACTGCTACAACTTACGCATCTTTTGATGACATTGGAACTAAAACAATATATATAACAAAAGATAGTAACAGTCCTTTGTCTTTCCGTTCAAATTCTTCAAATTGCTCAATAGACA